TTTACTAGAAGAAGAATTGGTTTCTGCAAAAGGAAACAATGAAACTTTAACAGTAGAGGTTGAAGGTTTGAACGCAAAAATCAACAAAGCAGATGCTAAAGGTACAGAATTAGAGACTTCAGGCGACCCTGCAATAGTTGAAAACAAAAAAGTAGATGCTAATTCAGCATTTTACGATGCAATGGCATCAAGAATTAGAAATAAATTTAATAACTAAAAAAATAGAATAAAATGGCAAATAGTCCAGTAGCAAATGACGCAATCACAGCAACTTATGGTGGTGCGCAACTAAACGAAATCTTCTACGAACCAGTATTTAGAAGTGATGATATAATGCGTAACTACAGGGTAATACCTAATGTTAAGCATGTAATGAATGTATATACAGCAGCAGCTTTAACTAAAATCGTAGAGGTTTATTCAACTTGTTCAACTGCAAGTGGTACTAATCAATTTGATATTTCTGATAAAGTAATTACTGCAGGTAGATGTAGAGTTGCTTTAGAGCAATGTACTGATGAGTTTTTCGGAACTTTCATTGAAGAGTCTTATAGAAGTGGAGCAGATGTAATGAATATTGAAGGTACTCAGTTAGCTGATGCAATCGTAAACAGAGCAGTAAAAGGTATCGCTTCAGATGTAGTAAGATTAGCTTGGGGTGGTGATGTAGCAGGAGCAGTAGCAGGATATGCAGTATTTAATGGTTGGATGGAATTAATGAAAGCAGAAACTGTAATAGAAAGTGCAGCAGCAGCAACAGCAAATCCAACAGCAGCAGAAGCATTAACTATGATTACAGCAATTTATGATGGAGCGCCTGCAGCATTACAGCAAGTAGCACCAGCAGATAAGAAAATGTTTGTAACTCCTAAAGTATATAACGCTTACTTACAAAGTCTTGAAGGTACTGGTTCTGACTTAGCATTAGTTAATAGAGTAGATGCTTCACCTAGAGTTTCTTTTAGAGGTGTTGAATTAGTAGCAATGTATGAGTGGGACACTATCTTAGCTGATACTAATCCAGATTTATTCCAAAGTGCAGCAGGAGCTGACAATAATCAAGGAATGTGTTATACTGCGATTGAAAACTTAATAATTGGTTCTGATGTAACTGACCCAGAAGGAAGTTTCAAAGTATTTTATGATGATTTGGAGGAAAAAATGTTCTTCAGAGGTTACTTTAAATTAGGTGTACAGTACTTGTATTCTTCTCTTGTTCAATGGGGACTTTTAGTATAACAATAATAATGTAATAATAGAGGAGAGGGTGTAAAAATCTTCTCCTCTTAATTACTTTTAATCAATTTAAAACATAAAATAAAATGGCAATAGATGGAGGGATTACAATTGGTTGTACTGACTTACAAGCAAGTGGAGGTATCAAACGAATATTATTAAGAAGTTGGACTGCTGCAGATGTTATTGCTTATGCTAATGGAGCAGGTGTTCACTCAATTACTAGTCTTACTGATGGAACATCAACAGCAACTTGGTATAATTATGAATTTAAGAATCAATTAACAGCATTAACAGTAAATGCAACCAAAGAAAATGGTTCAACTTCTTTTGAGTGTGGTGTATCTTTTACTATACCAAAAATGGATAATATAAAATTTCACGAATTACAAAACTTACTAACTGAATGTATGATGGTTATTGCTATTGATTCTTCAGATACGGCTTTTGTTGTTGGTGTTAGTGAGAAGTATGAAAATGAATCTGTAAATGCGAGAAGTCAAACATTTGCAAATTTAACTGGAATGGAAGGAGGTTCTGGAGCTGCTTATAATGATGATAATGGTATGACTGTTAATATAATGGCTAAACAGTATGAATTACCTAGAATCTTCACAGGAACAATCTTATATATAGGTCCTGATGAAGCAACAACTAATTAATAATTTAAAAAATAAAATAAAATGGCAATAGAAAGTGGACAAGCGATTGTTTGTGCTGATTTACAATCAGTTGGAGGCACAAGAACTATATTAATTAGAGAATGGAAGGCTGATGATATAATAGGGTATACTAAAAATATAAGTAGTATATATAAAATAAGAGATGTAGGTGATGTGACTGCAACTTGGGGTGTTTATGAGTCTAAAATAGAATCATCATCTTTAACTGTTAATGCAACAAATGAAGGTAAAGATACAACTACTGTTGAAACTACTTTATCATTCAATCTCCCTTATTTGGAAAGAACAAAAATAGTCAGGCTTAATGAATTTGAAGGAAAGTGTTTAATGGTTTTAGTTATTGACAATAATGACGATGGTTCAAATAATAGTAATTTAGTAATGGGTATTAGCGATAAGTATAGAAGTACATATCGTGTTACAGATGGTCAAACTTATGCTCGTTTAGCATCAGTAGAAGGAGGTACTGGAGCTGCTTTTTCTGATGAGAATGGAGTAACAGTAACACTAACTTGCACTGCGTTTGAGCTGCCAATGACTTATACTAGTGATGTTGTAATAGCGGGAACTGGCTTAACAGCAACAACAGATTAACAATAAAGATATATTTTTAGGTTGGACTTGTTTCGTAAAAAGTTTATAACCTTTCCCTATTAATATCTTTCTATAAATTATGTGTGATTGTGATAATAAAATATTAAATTTACAAACAACAAAAATATACTTACTTATGAGTGAATACAAGAAGAAGGAAAGCAAGGTATTAGGCGTGCTTATTGATGGTGTGTACTTTGACTTGAGAGGAGATGTATCTCAAGAATCATTAGCACATGGATATGAGGAATTAGGTTTAACGGAATTTATTGAAAAAACAAATAAAGATGAGTCAAAGAAAGCAACCAAAGCTAAAAAGTCAAAAACAACAACAACTTCAGACTCAAAAGAGTAATACGTTTGAATTTGGGGTTTTTAATTTATCAGTACCTCAGAACATTGAAGAACCGCAAGATATTTCTAAGATTAGGACTAAGTTCATACCATTCGGTACTAACAACTTATTTCCTCAGTATTTAGCAGAGTTAGGGAGAAAGAGTAGTACACATAGAAGTGTATTAGCTCAAAAGACTATATTTACTAGTGGTGCTAAATTCGTTAGTAATAACGAAGATATTTCAGAATACATAAAAGATGTTAATGCTGATGGAGAGTCATTAAGAATGATTTTCAAGAAATTAGCATCAGATTATTATACATTTGGAAATGCCTACTTAGAGGGTGTTTTATATGATGGTGGAATGAATCTATATCATATAGATGCAACTACTGTTAGAATGTCTAAGGATAAGAAAGAAGCGTATGTACACCCAGATTGGGCTAAGTACAATACAATGAAAGAAGATTTGAATATAATTCCTCTCTATCCAGAAGTTAAGGGTAATAGATTTATACTTCAATTTAAAGATTACGAGCCTACATTCTCATTTTATGGATTACCAGATTATGTTGCTGCATTAGAGCATATTGCTGTTGATTATGAGATTGGAAAATGGAATCACACAAAGTTTAAGAATGGATTTCAACCATCTGCAATCGTTGAGATTAGTGGAGATATGGGAGAAGAAGAAGCAAAGAAGTTAGTAGACCAAGCACAAAAGAAATTTGTCGGAGCAGGAAATAATGGTAAAATATTATTTTTAGTAAAAAATGGAGATACTTCTCCTGCTAATGTTTCTATCATAAAAGATGACCAAGAAGGTAGTTGGATAGACTTACAGAGAATAACTGACCAAAACATCGTTACTGCTCACAGATGGCAACCATCTTTAAGTGGTTTAGTTTCAAGCGGAAAGATGAATAATACAGGTAGTGAGATTAGAATTGCTTATGATTTAGCAATGACTACTGTAATTAAAGATACTTCTGATTTACTATTAGATGGAATTAAGACTATAATGTTCAGAGAGTTAGGATTTTTACCTCAAGATTTAATGATTCACTATGAGCCGCCAATTAGTTTTGCTACTCAGATTGACCCATCTAAAGTTCTTACAATTAATGAGCAAAGAAGATTGTTAGATGAGGATTTACCAATGCTTGAGGAGGGTGATATGTTCTTAACTGATAGAGAGCAAATTATTGTAACTAGAGATGATGATGCTGATGGAGTTGGAGATGATGATGCTGGGGACTTGACAGTAACTGAGAAAAATAATACACAAGACTAATTACTATGGCAAACACAAATCAATACAAAACACTAGTAACTGCAGCAGAAGTCATAAGCAATAGTTTTACTAATGCTAATACTGACCCTGCTTTAATATCTACTAACACAATATTGCTTTCTGAATTAGCACATTTAAAGACTGCTATCGGAAAGAAGTTTTATGAAGAATTAAAAACGCAAAATAATATTGGTTATTTCCCCACAGTTGGTGGTCTTACACAGGCTAATCAAACTTTAATGGATGATTTCTTAATTAGAACTTTATCTTGGTTTGCTAGATTTGAGGTTATAAATGAAGTTCAGATGAATAGTACAAGTATGGGTATTGTAAATAATATTGATGAGTTTTCTACAATTATTGACCCTTCAGAATTAAATGTTTATAAGCAAGATACATATAGAAAGGCAGAGATTTACCTACAAGATATGTTAAGTTTTTTAAACGATAAAGATAATAGTGATGATTACCCTACATATACAGCTAATAAGCCTTGTAATGTAACTACATATAAGAATCATGGAATCATAATGTATGATAGTATATACTCTAGGTCTACAAGAAATTATAATAGTTGGAAAGGTTACTGTCCTGAATGTTAAATAATATATAAACTATGGCTGCAAACGAACATAAGAATTTAAGTGATATAAATAGGCATAATCCAAAGGGGTTTGAAGTTGCTACTAATGATACTGTATTAAGTAAGGGTTTAGGTACTTCTTCTATTGGTACTGATGGTAGTCTAATATGGCAAAAAAAGTCTTTTATGGGTACTACTAACTATAAGATGCAAGGATATACAACTTCAGGTACTACAAATTATGCTTATGGTGAGGACATACAAGATACTCGCGCTCCATATCAAATGGATGTTGATTTTGGCTCTAGTGCAGTAGCTTCTGGTACTATCACTCCTCAAAATTTCTTTAAAATTGGTCAAGGGTTCTCTATTCCTGAAGCATCTACAATTACATCTATAACTGGATGGATAACAAATAATCAAGGTACTGTTGCTACTATAGCTTTATGTAAGATAACTCCAGTAGAGGGTGTTACTACTGCTATTACTCCTATTGCTATTGAGGAGATTGATTTAACAGGGCTTTCTAGTAACTCTAAAGGTGTTAGAATAAATACAACAACAATAACTACTCCATCACTAGCAGCAGGAGATATTTTATTCCCTATGATAAAACAAACAGTAGGTGGGTCTGTACTACATATGACATTAACTATACAAACAACTACCTATTAATGACTACTAAAGAAGAATTAGTTTCGATGAAGAAAGATATAAGCTCAATTAATGGGAAGATGGATAGTATAGATGCAAAATTAGATATGCTAACTGAGAAGTTATTAAATCCAGATACAGGTGTTACTGCTAGAGTAAATAGAAACACATCAATGAGGAAGGTTTTAGTTAAGGCAATGTGGGTTATTTATGGTTTAACAATAGGAGCAATGATAAAAATATTTACAACTTAAAAAAATAAAATTATGGCAACAAAAATAGTACCATCAGATTTAATAGTAACAATTACAGAATCATACACTCTTAATGGAGTGAGTTATGGTAATACAATGAATAAGACATATAATGATAATGGGCAGGTATCTCAAAGAGTTATGTCGATTGCTGGTAAGGGAGATGGAAGTGATTTTACAGGTATACTAGCACTATCTACTGCTGATGGTCAGGGACAGTTTGTTGAATTAAATTATAAATACTTCAGAATTACAAACCTAGACACAGCAAACACACTAAATCTTAGGGTTTATAATGGAGTGGACTATGTATTCTTTGAGTTATCTCCTGCGAGTAGTTTATTGCTTATGGACGCTGGTTTAGATGCAACTACAACTGCAGTTGCAGTAACATTTGCAGATATTGAAACAATTGTAGGTCAGTCTAGCCACGCTACTGAGGCTATAGATGTTGAGTTTTTAATGGTTACAGCTTAATGCTAATTTATTTAAAATAAAAAAATAGAAATTATGCCTTGTTACGAATGTGAAAATGGATTATGGAGATTTGGAGAAACTGGAAAGTGTGAATATTCCTCAAAATCAGAATGTGATTTACAAAATGAAGAATATTATGCTGATGATGAAAATCATGATTATCACCTTCATTTCAACCAAGAAATGATGGATGAATTACATAATGATGGTAGATTAGAAGTTAAAGTAGAAGAAGATGGTAGAGAAATGCTTATTCTATTTACTTATGATTCTGAAAGAGAAGATGAGGAATACAGTCCAGAGGAAGAAGAAGAAATTAAAGATAGTTTTGGTATGTATTTTGATAAGGTTATTAAAAGCCTTAAGAAATAAAAAAATGACTTTAGATTATTTTAAAGAGAGTGAGTTTACTTGTAAGTGTGGGTGTGGTGAAACTGTTATAAGCAGACAACTTCTTGAAATGCTAGATCAGGCTAGAGATTTTGCAAAGACTCCATTTGTTATTACAAGTGGATATAGATGTAAGAAACATCCT